CTTTTCCTTTGACCAGGGTAAGGACCAAAACACCCCAAATAACCTATTTTAGCCAAATGATTGAGGAACTAGCACGCTGGGAGCGGGTAAAAGCAGAATGCGAGGCCAGCATAGATAAGCACGGAGCAATACTAGAAGCAGTAACGGACCGAGGCAAACCAGTATTAAGAAAAAACCCAGCAATGGAAGCACTAAAGCAGGCAAACGCCGAAATAGAGAAACTGCGTAAGATTGTGGGCGATGCAGTTAACCTGGACTGAAAGTATAATTGAGCGCTTTTGCGTCTTAACCGAGGATAGCGGAGCCGGTCAACCGGTAAAGCTTATGGAATGGCAGCGTAAGCTTATACGCGACGCTGAGGGTAAACGCATGGTATGGCTAGAAATACCACGTAAGAACGGTAAAAGCGCTTTTATCGCTATGCTAGCCATAGCTCACATGCTTAAAGGATATAAGGAAGGGACTAACCCCCAGGTAGTCCTAGCAGCTGCGACCAGGGAGCAGGCCGGTATCTTGTTTGGCTACGTGCGAAACATGATTTTATTAAACCCGGAGCTGCAAAAGGTGCTAGAACCCTACCGTAAGGAAATACGGCTAAAGGGCAAGCCCGGCTACCTAAAGACCATTACCAGCGACGGGGGCAGTAACCACGGACTAAACCCGTCTTTTATCTTATGCGACGAAATTCACAGCTGGAATGAGGTGAAGGGTCCGGAGCTATGGGAAGCCCTGCGTACGTCGATGGCCTCACGCCCTAGCCAAATGGTAGCGATTACCACGGCAGGCAGCGCTTACAGCTTTGCCCACAAGTGGCACGAATACGCAGAACGGGTAAAGGAGCAGCCAAGCATAGACCCAAGCTGGCTAACTATCATTTACGGAGCTACCGACGAAGAGGACCCGCACGACCCGAAGGTATGGGCGAAGGCTAACCCGTCCCTGGGTATAACGGTTACGTTACAATACTTAGAGGAACTAAGCAATACGGCCAAGCACGACGAACCCACGCTACTAAGTTTACGTAAGCTCCACCTTAACCAGTGGGCCGGTAGCGCCCAGCCTTACATTGAATTGGGTAAGTGGCTAAAGTGTGAAGGTCCCAAACCTAAAGGCGTGGATAAATGGCGTTGCTTTTTAGGGGTTGACCTTGCAGCTGTTAACGACTTTACAGCCTATGCGGTAGTTTACTTTAATGGAGAACGCTTTTATACGGTCCAGTATTACCAAATTACCGACCATGCCATGACAAAGCGAAAGCAAAAGTACCCTAACCTAGCACGGAACTGGATAAAGAATGGCCAGCTGGACATGGTAAAGGGTGAGGTAACCACAACCGACCACCGCATAGCAATGATTGAAAGCATAATTGACAAGCACCCGGTCGAGGGCATTTTCTTTGACCCGTGGAACGCAGCGGAAACCGTAGAGCGTTTACGCAGCAAATACGGCAAACAGTTTTGTTACGAGGTGCGCCAGTCGGCGCTTATGGTCAATGAGCCTATGAAGTTGCTTTACCGTATGGTTACAACCAAAGGCATAACACACGACGGCAACCCCATAACCGCCTGGATGATTGCAAACACCAGCCTGCACATTGATAAGAATGATAACTGGACCTTTCAAAAGGATAAGGCACCGGACCGAATAGACGGCACGGCTGCGCTAATTACGGCGCTCGCGGGCTATGTTCACAATGCGAGTACCGGAATGTCGACTTATGAGGAATTAGATATAATTTTTGTGTAACTTTGTGTTATGGCATGGTATGACCGTATAAAGCGTAGTGTTAGTGGCGTAATAAGCCCTAAGCCCTGGCTAATCAATCTTTTTGGCGGTAACGCTACTTTAGCGGGCGAAAATGTAAGCAGCACAAACGCGCCAAAGGTCAGCGCTTTGTACGCCTGCGTTAACTTAATTGGCAATACCATAGCCTCACTGCCTTGGCAGTTGTTCCGGGAAACTGAGCAAGGCCTACTATTTCAGCCTGGGCTTATTAACGACCTAGTAAGCAAGCGACCAAACGAGGCGTATAATAGCTACGATTTTAGAAAGGCTATGTTAACGCAGCTTTTGCTGCGGGGTAACGCTTACGTACTGCCGGTACGTAGCGGTAATAACCTAGCCGGCCTGGAGCTTATAGATACGGAACTGGTAACGGTAGATACCACCAGCGGCGAGCTTATTTACCAGCTGCACCTACGCAACGGTATTAACCTACGCCTAAACCCTAACCAGTTAATACACCTTAAATACTGGTCCTTTGACGGCATTAACGGAGTTAGCCCGATAGTTTACGCCAAAGAAATAATCGGCACATCAATGGCCGCAACCGCTCACATGGGCGGGTTTTATGGTAACGGCGGCATGCCTAAAGGCATCTTACAAATTCAAGGCACTATAAGGGACGCGGACCGCGTTAAGCAAATAGGCCGACAGTTCGACGAACTGAACAAGGAGTACAAGGGGCGGACCGCTGTGTTAACTGAGGGGGCAGAGTACAAGCCGGTAGCCGCGAACTTCCAGGAGTCGCAGTTAATCGAAAGCTTACGTTTTAGTGTTGAAGAAATATGCCGCCTCTACAGCGTCCCCCCGCACAAAATTGGCCACATGGACGGCGCAGGCTATGCAAATAGCATAGAAGCGCAAAACGCGCAATTTGTTAGCGACTGCATCCGTCCGCTAATTGAGGTAATCGAAATGGAATTTACGAACAAGCTACTAAGCGGTAACCGTGTATTTCAGCTGGACCTTAAGGCCCTTATGCGTGGCGACATCACCACGGAAGTGCAGCGTAACGTGAGCTACTGGAACATAGGCGTAATGAGCGCCAACGAAATACGCCGCATTGAAGGTCTGGCACCTATCGAAGGCGGCGACGTATATAACAAGCCTATGCACATGGGCAGCAACGAACAGCAAAATGGAGAAGGAAATACGCAGCCGGACGATACCGACGAACGAGAGTAACACCATTGAGGGCTACGCCCTTAACTGGAACGAGTACGACATGGGTTCCTTTATGGAGCGCATAGACGTTAACGCGCTAGGCGAGTTAAACGACTACGACGTACACGCTTTGTATAATCACGACTACGACCGCGTACTGGCTAGGTCCAAGTACGGCGAAGGCACCCTAAGCCTAGAGCAAGACCAAGAGGGCCTAAAGTTTCGCTTTGACTTACCCGATACGTCAACCGGTAACGAGGTACGCACGCTAGTAGGTCGCGGCGACGTGGACCAGGCAAGCTGGGCATTTACCGTAAAAAAGGAACGCTGGGAGAACGTACGCAGCGAAAAGCCAACCCGAGTAATCGAGCAAATTGGCGAAATGTACGACATCAGCTTAACCCCTCGCGGGGCTAACCCCACTACGTCCGTAGCATTACGGTCGCTAGAAAAGGCCTTGCAAGAGGCAGAACCCGAACAATTAACCCAAAACCCCGAAACCGTGGAAAATCACGAAAACGAGGCAGAAACAAGAGCTAACACTTTTGTAGATGCATCAGCTGTACAAGGTCAGCTTTCAAAGAGCGAAGCTCGCAACCTTGGAAAATTCAACATCATTAAGGCTATCAACGAAGCCCGCAATGGTAAACTTACTGGCGTAGAAGCCGAAGTAAACCAGGAAGGCTTAAGCGAAAAGCGCAGGCTCGGAGTTGACGCTCGCGACATGCACGCTATCAACATGCCCGAAATGCTTTTTACCCGTACGCAGTCAGTTACCGGCGGAACCGGTGGAAACCTTGGCGGCGACTTGGTATTTACCGAGCCAGGCCGTTACATTGACTTTTTGTACCCTAACACACCTACGCTTGGCCTTTGCTCAATCGCAGAGAACTTGGTAGGTAACATCGACTTCCCTAAGCAAACGTCTAGCTACACGCTAAACTGGCAGACTGAAACCGGAACCGACACCGTTCAAGACATCAACTTTGATAAAGTTACTATGTCACCAAAGCGTGCCGTAATTTCTGCGTCTATGTCAAACCAACTGTTGCGCCAAGAGTACAGCCGTGGAATTGAGCAGCGCGTAATTCAGCAGCTCAACCTTTCATTTAACAAAGGCCTAGAGAACGCCGTACTTAATGGTACTGGCTCATCTAACCAGCCTAGCGGTATCTACACTGAACTAGCAGCGCAGGCTTTGGCCCTAGGTGCTATTTCTTTTGACGACCTAGTAGACATGGAAGCTGCACTAGCTGCAAGCGACGCACTAGCTGGCAACCTTGCTTACGTTACTCACCCTAACGTAGTAGCCAAGCTAAAGAAAACCAAAGTAGACGCTGGTAGCGGACGCTTTCTAGTTGAAGGCATGCTTGACCCAGTTAAGACTGCAAACGGTTACAATATCTTTAATACCACGGTTTCTAAAAAGACTACCGGTACTCCCGATACCTACGGCTTGCTTTTCGGTAACTTCGCAGACGTTCAAATCGGTTTTTGGGGCGGTGCTACTTTAATGGTAGACCCTTACAGCCAAATGAAGTCCTCAATCGTGGAAATCTACGTAGAGCGCTTTATGGACGTAGCCGTATTGCGCAACGCATCTTTTGCTCTAGCAACTGACGTAACTATCTAAACAAATGGTAACGGTTAGCAGCTATACTCCGATTACGGTAAACCTTACCGAAGTCAAGGCCTTTTGCCGTGTAGACGGTAGCGCAGACGACGCGCTACTAACTATGCTATTCAGCGCAGCGGTCGAAGAGTTTAACAGCTACACCGGCTACCGTTTAGGTGCAACAACTGTAACAGTGGACACCTGGGGGCAGGAGCAATACGCTCTACCCCTGGGTCCGGTTACGGCTATTACAAGTGTAACGGCATACGACGACGAAGGAGTTAGCACAGTGCTAGCTTTGTACACCGATTATACCTATGTTAATACGACCCTAACGCTAAAGGAAACCCCGGAGCGTATGGTGATAGTTTTTACGTGCGGCGATACTAACCCACCCGCAGACATTAAACACGCGCTGTACCAGCGCATTAAATTCGGGTACGATTACGGCGACGACTTGCCGTACAATTCAAACCGCTTTTTTGACCGCCTAGCGTTTCGCTACCGCCAAAACTTTAGCTGATGCTAGACCTGCGCGTTACGCTTTACCAGCCGACTACGGCCACAAATAACAGCGGCCAGGTAACAAAGACCTGGACTAGCGCAGGCTCATTTTACGCCGAGCGCATAGTGCCAGGCGCAACCGGTACGGAAACCATGCCGTACGACCAAATTCAAAGCGCCACCAGCATTACCTGGCGTTTACGCTACCCCAACAGCGTGGCAGCAAAATGGAAGCTAACCTACAACGCCGAGGACTACGACATAGTAAGCGTAGCGCCCGAAGGCCGCCGCCGTTTTTTGCTAGTCAAAACAACCCTGCGCGACAATGGGACGGGGTAACACTATTTACCTAAAAAGCGAAAGCGGCAGAGTGGAAAGCTTCGACCAGTTCCGGCAGAACCTAAAAAAATTAGGCACGTCGGAAACTTTGCGTTTTAGGGAGCTTCGGAACGTCTTAAAGACCGAAGCACGTCCGCTAGTGGAAAGGGCCCGCAAAGAGGCTTACAATGAGTTACAAGCCAAAGCCAGCTATAAGGCACGCGGCGTAAAGGATGCCAACAAAAAAACAAACGGAGCATTTTACAACCTATACAAAACCATAGACGTATTCGCCAACAAAGGAACCGTTAAGGCTTACGTAGTAGTCGGCATACGCTCAAGCAAAAAAAAGGGCGCATACTATGCACCCTGGCAGCTATTCGGCGGAACTGCAAAGAATTTTACGCCAAAGGAATTTTTTGATAAAGCGTTACAAGGTAGCGACGTGCCCCGCAAGGCAGCCGAAAAAATTAGTAACTTTGTACAAAAGCGTATTAAAGCACACTTGCGGTGAACTATTTACAGTACATACATGAAGCGGTCCAAGCGTCTACCAGTACGCCGGTCTATTCATTGGCAGCACCGCAAGCTGAAACGGGCGATTTTATCGTAATAAACCTTAACGGCATAGCGGTAACCGAAACCAAGGACCAGTACGTAGCCGAGCTCGTAG